TCTTCATATGATATTTTTACATCAAGTGTAACCCTCACATACATTTTAGATTTTAGATACTTTTCTGGGTCCTCTAATAGTTCACTTATTTTGATAGTGATATATCTCGGCATATCAGGCCAATTAATATATTTAGGTTTCCCACCCATTTCTATAATCATCATGCCTCGATCATCGTCCCAAGCATCTGCGTAATTGTGCGGAAATGCATTACCCATATACGTTACATTTTTCATCTGTTGTCTTTTATGGAAGTGTCCGGAGAACACTTGTTCACAGCCTGCAAAATGATCAGTTTGTATTCCGCCAACATCTGGCATGTCTACCATAGCATTCATTTTAAAGTATGGCAGTTCGAAATGTCCAAACACATATTGTTGTTTCATTTTTTGAATTTTTTTATATTCGTCTCCCACTATCCACGGAATAATTGCAACGTCATCCTCAACAATCCATTCATTAACGAGCTGTATGTTTGGTATGTTTCTTATAAACTCCATAGAATTAATTTCTCTTTTTTCTCTGTAGAATAAATCGTGATTGCCCATGATAACATAAACTTTTTCAAATGCCGCTCCTAGTCGTTCCATATTAGATACTGTATAGTTCATGGTAGAAACATTGGTTGAGGATCTGTGATGGTGCCAGTCGCCTAGGAAAATACAAGTTTCACATCCTTCTGCTTTGGCTTGCTCTATAAACCATTTTACAAAATCTTCACAATCATCGTTATGTATTCTAGAATTACCTTTCATGCCGAAGTGTATGTCTGTAAAACAAGCAACTTTTTTAAAAAATGCCACTATACTACCATCTCTTTTTTACAATTGGTTTGTGATTAGTCATATCAACTTTTTTAGAGTTAACAGATTCGAAGTCTTCTGTTTCAATCTTGCCTTTTTTCTTTAATGCTCTATTCAATTTTGCAATACCAGTTTTATTAACCTGCATAACATCACCATGCACAGTCTTCATTCTCTCTTTGTATGCAGGAGAATTAGCATCATTTTCGTTTTGTCTAGTAAACGAAGGCATCATATTATTAACTTCCAACAAGTCGTCTCTGATTGCTTGATTTTTCTTTTCAATGTTTAATATTCTTGTGAATGAATTTGTTATGGCCGCTGTATAATATGCAAACGGATTGTCTGATTTTGACTCATCGAATTGCAAACCAATTTGTGATAGTTGCATCAGTGCTTGTGACTGCATCTCATCATTGTATGTGTAACCTCTCCAGTTGGATCTTGTTCCATACCGTTCACACAATTTCATATACATCATTGCTAAACTATTGGTCATCTTGCCATGAGTACAACTAAAGTTTCCGTTGTCCATGCCGCCCACCCAGTGTGATTTTCCTACGCATTGTGGAATACCTTTGATATCAAACCTATAGTGTTGAAATGGTGGAAAGTTTACTTTTGTGTGATGATCTGCAACTGTTTTTTTATTCTTTTTTCTTAGGTCATCTAGTGGCACATGATCAAACATCATTACCCTAAACACAAGATCTGTCTTTTCGATCTTCCTAGGCGACAATGTGTAGTCTGAAAGTTTAATCTTTTTAAGTCCTGCCTCTTTGGCTTGTTCCCATGCTACCTGTGTTAATCTTTTTGCTTTGGCTTTTCTAGCCTGTGCCACAGCACTGGCATTTAGTTTCTTTAAACTAGGCACTATTAAATCAAACTGTGAATCATCATCACCCACATATGAGCAGTAGGTATTTTTACTGGCATGTATTTGAGCCAACAAATCTCTGTTATTTAGGTACTTTACTCTTTTCATAATTCTCCAATATTGTTAGTGTAAAAGTGACCACAAACAGGTCTGTTGATATCGTGCCGTATGGGTAATTAAATGCGCCTATTCTTGTGCCTATAAATATAGTTTATAGTATACAAAATTATGAAAAGGAAAGCAACCATTTAGTATGTCAATTAATATACCACAAAAGCCGTCACTAGGTAAAACTATTAAAACCTTAGGATCGGGATTTATCAACAAGACCTGGGCACGACTAACAGGTGCGGGATTGAATGATACCAGTCGTATTCAATCAGCTAAAGCAAAATGGTCTGGTAGAGCCGGAGCACAAGATTGGAGAGTAAGGCTAACACTACCGCCACAATCTCCCTTCAAATATCTGCTGTTGGACGACAATGAGTTGTTAGCACCATTACAAAAATCCAACGGGGTATTTTGGCCAGTAACACCTGCAGTAATTGTGCAAAACTCGGCAAACTATAATGCACTAGCACAAACACACAGCAACTATCCTTTTCAAGCATATCAAAATTCACAGGTAGACACCATCAGTATTGTGGGAGAATTTCCAGTACAAAATTCTGATGATGCCAAGCATTGGATAGCCACAGTAAAATTTTTAAGAACAATGAGCAAGATGGCTTTTGGAAAATCAGAAACATCATTAAAAGGATCTCCGCCACCTATTATGCATTTGTCAGGATACGGAGATCATGTTTACAACAAAGTTCCGGTTGTAATAAGTCAGTTTAGTGTTGAACTTAGACCTGGCATCGATTATATTTCCACAAACCAAACAGCAGGATTTGGTGGAGCAATAGGCGTAGACAAGTTTGACAACTATGTGGTAGATGAAAACAAAATAGAAGATTCATCTTGGGCACCAACAATATCAACAATTTCTTGTATGGTAACTCCGGTATACAGCAGAGACACAGTCAAAAACTTTTCACTAAAGAAATTTGCTGATGGATCTCTAGACACAGAAAGAGGAATAGGATTAGTGTAATGGCTGAATATTCAAACACATCACCCTATTATGCTACACCGCAAAATGAAATTAATTTAGAACAAATGGTTGCAAGAACAATCACATCCGAAGCAGATGATCAAACATACACGATAGAAAGAACCTACGCATACAGACCAGACTTGTTAGCATATGACCTTTATGGTACACCAAGACTTTGGTGGGTATTCGCACAACGTAACCCAGACCAAATTGAAGATCCTATATATGACTTCAAACCTGGAGTAACAATTCAATTACCGAAGGCAAGTAATATTTCTAACGACTTAGGAGTATAAAATGGCCAAAGATCCATTTAATATTAAACGAAAGTCTAAAGAGACGTTCAATGCATTTAAAAAAAATGCCGCAGGTGAATATCTCTATGGCGGATCAGCACTTAATTTACGTAAGAAAGTTACTGACCAGTTTGATGCGTGGAAGCAATCGAAATATGCTAACTTGGCCGATGCCAAAGAAAACTATGGTGTGGTAGAAGAAAACAATTCACCGGTTGACGACAAAGTTGGTTTACAAGAAAATGTATTGCACAAATTTGCAACTTACAATTATATTTTTACATTAAGTGGATTATCTGAAGATGAATTACGAAGCCATGCATATCTTACAAATCCTGTGCATGACATTATTGCAAGATCAGGAGGCATTGGTGATCCAAATGTCAGCGATGGCAAATACAAAACAGAAATGGACAAATTAAACAAAGAAAGAATATGGAATGAACAAAGAGCCGGCATGGTATCTAACGAAGCATACAGTCCAACAAACTCACAGTTTATATTAAGTCGAGGATTAGATTTATTTTTTGAAAACTTCAATATGTTAAGCACAGTAGGGCCAAACTCAGACAGGGGTCTAGCAAACATAACAAAGATGAATTTTGAACTGGTTGAACCATATGGTGTATCGCTGGTAGAAAAAGTCAAAGCGGCAACGTTCATAAACGGTTACAGAGATTTTCAAGACGCACCATTACTTTTAACAATAGAATTCAAAGGCACAGACGAAAACGGCAAACCAATAACAAGTGCAGATAAAAACTATGAGAGAAAAATTCCCATACTTATTGTTAGGGTTGAATTTGATTTAGATCAAGCAGGGTCAAAATATCAAGTGATTGCAGTGCCATTTGGTGATTTAGCCCATGATGATAGATTTAAATTTCCTCGTACCACATTAACAGCATCAGTAAAAAGTGTAAACGAATGGATAGAAACCATTGAAGAACAATTATACAAAGATCAATTACAAGAAATTAAAGAAGGTGTACGAGAGTATGTGGATGAATATGAATTTATTGTATCAAGTGATGTTGAAAGGAATGCCAAATATGCAAAAACACTGCAAACAACAATAGCAGAATCTAATGCAAATTTTATTCAAAGATGGCTGAAAAATTTGCTTGAAGAGACGCCTTTTGCACCCAAAATTGAACTAGCAGAGGCACAGGTAACTGATAAAACAAGTTTAGTAAAATTTTTCGAAGATGCTATCAGAACAGGTGAAGGATATTCAATTATTGCAGATAGGTTCTGGCAGTGGTGGCACATGAAGATGACAGGAGCAGGCACTTATAGTTCTAATAGCACAACCAAACCCGGTGGCAGTGTCACTGACGGGTTGCTCGATTTTTATTCATCACAACAATTTCCAGATCTAGCAAGGAATAATCAGTGGGTGGATTGGTTTGAAATCAAAGTCTCAGTGGAAACAACTTCTGGTGTAATAGACAAGATAAGAAAAATGAGCCCAAAAAAAATAATTTTCAAAGCAATACCAAAAAAAATACACGTTTTAAAATTCTTTCCGCCAGGAGTTACTTTAGGGTTTATTGATTGGAACAAATGGGTTAGAAAAAACTACAATTACATATACACAGGAGATAATGTGGATATACAAAGTTTAAGAATTAACTATAAAACTGCATACTATCTGAGAAATATTAGACCGTTTAAAGAAGATGCTAAAGAAAAAGGACAGTATCAAGACTTTGAAGAAAATTTAAAAAAAGTGTTTGGATCTGAACAATCTGATTTAAGATCCAGTCCCAGTAATCTACAAGGCACAAACTCGATGGAATCAGGATCAAACAAATCACAACAGTTTTACGATTATATAACCAACCCAGAAGTGGATATGATCAGGGTAGAACTAGAAATACTAGGAGACCCAGCATTTATTTGTCAGGATCAGTTTATCAATATACACCAAGACAGATCAAAAAAGGCAGACGGAATAGAATCCGGCGTAATAAGTCCCAAATATGGAAGTTTCAATTCAGAAAACTTTCAACCGTTGGTTAAGTTAAGTTTTCAAAGACCACCCGATGATATAGATGATGAAATTGGAGTGTATCAACATCATGCAGGAGCAATTAACAAAGGTGGAATGAAGGTCGATAATCAAACATTTACCGGAATATACCAAGTTGTTAAAGTTGACAGCAAATTCAACAATGGACAATTTTTACAAACATTACATCTGGTTAGAATGAATCAACAACAAGGGTCTGCGGCAGAAACTCTTGAAACTTCAATTACAAAAATTTATGGTTCATCAGACAAAAACACAACCACAGTAGCACCACCAGGAGCTCCAGGATCCTCCAATCCGAGAAAACCCGGAGGTAACAATAGAATTGAAACTTCCAGTGTTAAATCCAAGGTTTCAAATGCAGTTACTAAAGGCATAGAAGTAAACCTACCAGACGGAAGAACGATATATAAGCAGAAGAGAGGACAATAGATTATGGCCAACTATAAAATATCAAGCGGATTTACAGACACACAAGACAACCTAAAAGATTTTAGTGACAAGCACAATGTAAAAGATTCAGGCCCATATATCGGTGTTGTTAAGAACACAATAGACCCCCTAAAAATGGGAAGATTGGGTGTGGTAATTCCTGCACTATCCAAAACAGACGGACACGACATTAATGCTGAACAGGTTATATGGTGCCAGTATTTGTCCCCGTTCTATGGTGCAAAACCCTTCAAAGCAAACACAGTCGATGGTGACTCAGGACCACAACAACGGTCATATGGTATGTGGGCTATTCCACCTGATGTGGACACCAATGTACTTGTAATATTTGCCAAAGGTGAAACATCACAAAAAAATGCATTCTGGATTGGTTGCATTCAAGAACCATTAACCAATCAACAAATACCCGGTATGGGGTCATCAGAAAACACATACAATAACACAAATGCTATAAGTGGCAGAGAACGAGGTATAGCCGCAAACGCAGGACAGAAAGTAAAAAATTACGGCACAAATTTTTTACCGGTAGAAGAAAAAAATAAAAAAGCATACAGTCAAGGTGAATCAATAGAAGCAATAAACAAATGGAAGTTTCCAGTTAATGATGTATTAGCCGAACAACTGTTTCAAGAAGGATTAATAAAAGACGATGTAAGAGGCACAACGTCATCAAGTGCAAGAAGAGAAACACCAAGCCAAGTATTTGGATGGAGCACTCCGGGCGGGATCAGTGAAGATTCTAGAGTACGAAACATAGGACTTGATAATACACCTATAAGTGTAGACAGAGATCTTGGACATTGTTTTGTTTTAGATGACGGAGACAAGAAAGGCAACAACAGACTTGCAAGAATTAGAACATCATCAGGACATCAATTGTTGATGCACGACACAGAGGGTGTTGTGTATCTTGCAAATGGTTCAGGGAAAGCATATATAGAAATGTCCAAAGACGGAACAATAAGCATATTTTCCGCGGCAGGTATTAACATAAGATCCGGGGGTGACTTTAACCTACACTCAGACAGAGATATTAACTTCCATGCCAAACAGAGAATTAGAATGGTTGCTGATATAAACATTGCCAACAGTGCACCACAATTATACAACATGGGTAAGTATGGAATCTTTAATGCTTCACAAGAGTCTGCAATACAAAGTTATGCCAAAGGTAGCATAATGTCACATGCTGACGGTTCACAACTGCACAGTGCTGGCGGACGTATGGATCTGAAAGGTTCTAGGATTGATTTAAACTCAGGGGGTAGATCTGCACCGTCATATGGTTGCAGTTGGTTAACACCTGAGCATGAGAACGTGGCAATTATTGTTACAGATGGCAAAGACATAGATGTAGAAAAACCAATCAAAGAAGGTGGTGATCCAAACACGCTAGATGTTAAAACAACAGTGTCGGACTTTGTGACACACGAGCCATATGCAAGGCAAAGCAGTCAAGCACGTAAGAAAAAATATATTAACGGGATAATGGAAGAAATTAAAAAAAGTAATCCAGAGATGTCGTCGGCAAAATTAAAAGAAATAAAAGAAACATTACTGGCAAACAAAACAGTAGTCGGAGTATCAAATCAGGTTAAAAAACTTGTGGCATTAAATGATGAGGTAAACTTAAAAGTTGAACAAATCACCGGAATAGTTGATACAGCAAAAAATCTTGAAAATGTAATTAAACAAGAAGCATTAGGATTTGTGCAAGGTATGTTATCAGGCAACATAACTGAAAGTGTGGCCCAAATAAAACAATATGCCACTATTGCAGAAAACTTCTTTTTAGGATCTAAAACTGGACCAGCCGGTATGTACAGAAATCCATCAGGGATATCCACAGCAATTAAAAGTGCAGGCGCTTTCATTAGTAAATTGAAATTTTGGTAGAATAAATACTACAAATGGCATACGATTCAAATTCATCAAATAGTACAGGCGGCGGGACAGTCACGTTCAAAGGTTTTTCATCTCGAGCAGAGCAGAAAAATTTTAAACTGTACGACTTTGAAGTGGCCAAACAAGATCTAATTAATAGATTGTCGGTGCGTAAGGGAGAACGTGTTGAAAACCCAGAGTTTGGAACTATAATTTACGATGCCATATTCGAACCGTTCACAGAAGCACTTAAAGAAGCAATACTTGAGGACGTAACAGCAAATTTAAATGCTGACCCTAGGTTATCCACAAGCGATATAACAGTGAGAGAAGCAGACAAAGGAATAGCCATACAGGCGTCAATAACGTATGTTCCACTAAACATCACTGAAAAACTATCGTTCAACTTCGATGAGAACTCATTGTTACGCCTATCTTAAAGTACGCACTTAATATATCCTATAAATACCATTGTTAATATTAATAAAAAACAATGGCCACTACAGACAGACAAAATAGATTATTAGTTGCAGAGGATTGGAGAAAAATTTACCAATCTTTTCAACAAGCAGACTTTAAATCCTACGATTTTGAAACACTTCGTAGAACAATGGTCAATTATCTAAAGGAAAATTATCCGGACGATTTCAATGACTTTGTTGAAAGTTCTGAGTATGTGGCACTTTTAGACTTAATTGCCTACATAGCACAGGCACTGTCATTTAGGGTTGATCTAAATGCTAGAGAAAACTTTTTAGAAACAGCAGAAAGAAGAAATTCAGTTTTAAGGTTAGCAAGGCTGATTAATTACAATGCAAAAAGAAACCAGCCAGCAACAGGGTTGTTGAAAATAAATTCAATAGTCACAACACAGGACGTAAGAGATTCATCAGGAGCAAATCTATCAAATAACACAATTTTATGGAACGATTCTGCAAACTCAAATTACAGAGAACAGTTCACAGCAATACTGAATGCGGCAAATCAAACAGGACAACTATTTGGAAATCCAAGAGAGTCAAACAAGGTTGGCGGCATTGACACAGAAGTTTATACATTAAGTTCAAATCAATCAGACTTGCCGATGTTTAATTTTACAAAAAGTGTTGGCGGAGTGAACAGAGATTTTGAAATTGTATCTTCAACAATAGAAGATTCAGAATCTATATATGAGGCAAAACCAGTTGAAGGTACAGGACTTACATACACTTATAGAAATGATGGTTCCGGAGACAGTTCCAACAACACAGGATTTTTCATGCTGTTCAAACAAGGAAGAATGCAACAAACAACATTCACAGTTAACTCAGCAATCACAAACTATATTCAATCGTTAGATTCGCCAAACATTAACAACAGTGATGTTTGGTTGTACCAATTAGATCAGTTTGGGCAGATAATAAGAGAATGGACAAAGGTACCGTCTTTATCAGGCAACAATGCAATTTATAATTCCTTATCCAAAGCAGAAAGAAATATTTACAATGTTGTTACAAAAGCAAGTGACCAAGTAGATTTAGTTTTTGGAGATGGAAACTTTTCTAATTTGCCATTAGGTTCGTTTAAATCATTTTACAGAACTAGTGACAATGCCAAGTATTCGATTCAACCAGGAGATATGCAAAACATAGTAGTTACAATACCTTATGTGGATGCTAACGGCGGACAACAAACATTAAGCATAACATTAAGTTTACAAGCATCAGTTTATAACAGTGCCGCAACAGAATCAAACGCTTCAATTAAAGAAAAAGCCGGACAGGTTTATTATTCACAGAATAGAATGATTACTGCTGAAGATTATCAAGTAGTACCTCTTTCAGCATCACAAGAAATAGTTAAAGTTAAATCCACAAACAGATCCGCTTCAGGTATTTCTAGAGCAAAAGAAATATTAGATCCAACAGGCGCTTATTCGAATGTAAGTGTGTTTGCTGAAGATGGAATATTATACAGAGAAGAATCGACACAAAAATTTACATTCACATTTAATAACAGAAGTAATATACAATCTACACTAGATGCAAAAGTAGAAGCAAAATTAAAAACAGCATATGCAAGACAGTTTTACTATTTGAAATATGGAACAAAAGATGTAAGCACACTATCAGCTTCATGGAATTCAACAACAACGTCAACAAACACCAACACTGGATATATTAAAGCTGGAGGTCCAATGGTGCTAGGTGACTTTGCTACATCAAACTTAAAATATGCTAAACCAGGAGCATTGGTTAAATTTACATCACCGGACACAAGAAAATTTTTAAATGGTGTGCTAGTTACATCCACCACTGAAAACAGCCAAGATAGATCTTGGGCAAAAATTGGTGCTGTTGTTGGCGACGGTGCTAATGGCGGAATAGGAAATTTAGAGTCAGGGTTAGGTCCAGTAACATTAAACGATGTGTTACCAAACGGAGCAGTTATTGACTCTGTAATACCAAACTTTACAACAGCATTTTCAACAGAATTAGAAACAGACATTATTGACAGAATTGAAGCATTCGAAGAGTTTGGATTGAGATATGATTGGGATTCAGAAACTTGGAAAGTTATTACATCAACAAACCTAAGTGCAAGTAGCATATTCGGTCTAACAGATCAAGGATCTACAACAGGCACGAATGCAGATGCTAGTTGGTGGTTTAAGTTTACAAACGACGGAAACACTTACACAGTAACATACAGAAAATTAGAGTACATATTCGAATCTGAATCACAGAATAAATTTCATTTTGATGTACAAGAAAAAATTTACGATTATAAATTGGGGACAAGTGTTAAGGATACAATAAAAGTATTAAAAACAAACTCTATTGTTTCTACAAGTAATTCAATTGGTTATCCAATAGTATGGCAGGTTGTGGACACAGTGACTGAAACAGACGGTTTTCAAGATAACAGAAAAGTAAAAGTAGGATTTTACGATAATGACGATGACGGCGTTGTAGACAATCCAGAAATATTTGATATCATTGTTGAACCAGATTTAAGTGTTACTACAAAATTTGTATTTCAAGAGAAGTATATATCATACAATAACATAGAAAGATTTAAACCTTGTTCATCATCAAAATTCATAGTATCAAAAAATGAAACAGACATTACTTTAAATTCATCAACATACACAGATGGACAGTTATTTTATTTTTATGACTCGGCAGAAGATGTTATTAAAAAATACAGTACAGCGACAAACACATTATCAACGTCAACAGATTACATAGCAAGAAGAGGAAGAAGCAGTATAAACTTCCAATACAAGCACAATGCAGGACAGGAAACTAGAATTGATCCAAGCGTGTCTAACATTGTTGACATCTACATACTAGAAAGAACTTATGATAATCTTTACAGGATATGGTTACAAGACGGCGGAGAATTTCCGATGCCATCGACAACAAATCAATTGAGAATAAACTATTCAGGTACACTGAATCCTTTGAAATCCTTATCAGATCAGATCATATATCACCCAGTAAAATACAAAATATTATTCGGCACAAACGCAGACGAAAATTTACAAGCAACATTTAAGGTTGTAAAAAATCCTAAAACAAACGTTACAGATGCAGTCGTCAAAACAAGAGTTATTGCCGCAATAAATGAATTTTTTGCTCTAGACAACTGGGATTTTGGAGATACTTTTTACTTTACAGAATTAGCCGCTTACATACACAACGCACTAGCACCAGACTTGCTTACAGCAGTTATTGTGCCAAACCAATCAGGACAGGGGTTTGGATCTCTGTTTCAGATAGATTCAGCGGCAGACGAAATTTTCATCAGTGGGGCCACCGTTAATGATGTTTCAATTATAACAGCACTAGGAGCCAACCAACTGTCGGCTTCGGGTACTGTCGTAACAAACACATCAACATCCACATCAAACACCACATCAGGATCAGCAGTGTCAGGCTCTACTACAACAGGTTCCAGTTCATCAACTGGCAGTAGTGGGGCTGGATACTAATGGCGGACAGAGAAATCAACGCACTAACTAACAGCGAAGTTGTTAAGCAAGGTAAGAATGAATACAGAAGAACTGTACAACACTTGCCAGCATTTTATAGAACAGACGCCAATCAAAGATTTTTATCAAGCACACTAGATCCACTAGTACAAAAAGGATCGTTAGAAAGATTAGATGGCTTTGTGGGTAGACAAGATGCCAGAACAAGAAAAAACATAGACAGATATGTGTCAGCTACTTCTAGAGATAGAATGGCCTATCAGTTAGAGCCTGCTGTAACGTACACAGACAGAGACACAACATCATTAAATCCTGAAGATCAAGTTAAATTTACAGGAACATATGATGACTATATAAATCAAATTAAATTTTTAGGCGGTAATGTGGACAATCATGATAGACTGTCTAAAGAAACTGTATACTCCTGGAATCCAGCAATTGACTACGACAAATTAATTAATTACAGAGAATACTATTGGATGCCAAATGGACCTAGTGCGATATCATTAGATTCCGTAGGGCCTAATGCAGTTGCAGAATACTCTGTAAAAAATTTAGCAAAAGGTGCCTATAATTTTACACACAGAGAAAATGAAAATAATCCTATACTATCTTTATATAGGGGCAACACTTACAAATTTAATGTGGATGCAAAAGGACACCCGTTATGGATTATGACAGAACCATACAAAAACAAAGTTGGTGNAGACGGATCGACATCCACAATTTATTCNACAGGCGTAACAAATAANGGAACAGATTATGGAACAGTAACATTTACAGTACCAGCAACTGGNCCTTCGACGTTGTACTATCAATGTGGAAATCATGATGCTATGTATGGTATATTACAGATTAAAAATGTTACATCAACAGCAAAAATAAAACCTCAAGATGATATTGTAGGTGTAAAAAATTACAGTTTAAGAACATTAGATCTATCAAACGGAATGAAAATAAAATTTGATGACGGTATAGTTGACGCAGAATATAAAGGCAAACAGTACTATGTAGAAGGTGTTGGAGAGTCAATAACACTTACTGACATAGATGATTTAATTACTCCTGGACCATATGCTGAGGAGTCAACAATACTTTATGATTCGGTCGGTTACGATACAAGACCGTATGCTAAATCATCTTACACACCAAAAGACAAAGATTATATTATAATAAAGAGAGATTCACGTGATCAAAATGCTTGGTCAAGATATAACAGATGGTTTCACAAATCTGTAATTGAAGAGACATCAAGAGTGAGTGGGTATACACCAGTATTAAACGAAGACGATAGGGCAAAAAGGCCAATTATAGAATTTGAGTCTGGACTAGAACTTTATAACCATGGAAAAGTTGCTAAAAAATCTATAACACTGTATGATACAGTAACAACAGATGCATTTTCAACAGTGGTTAAACAATCAGGTTACATCATTGACGGGTTGGCAGTAGTAGACGGCATGAGAATTGTTTTTGCTAACGACACAGATCCTTTAGTAAACGGGGTAATTTATGATGTTGCATTTGTTACAGCAGGAGACTCAACGCAGGTTATAGCACTAACAAAAGCAACTGATGGAACACCCACAGCTGATGATTCGATTTTTGTAGAGTACGGAACAGCACACCAAGGAAAAACTTTATATTAT